AAGGTGTTGCGCTCTCCGAAAAGTATGCATTTGACAATTTTTCTAGCTTTTCGTAGCAAGATTTGCAACAGATTGAATGGTTACGAATTACTACCTTTGATATATCTCAAAGTATCAGATAATTAAATCAACGTTACGAAATATGACAACCTATACCAAGAAGGAGCTGTCTGAACTATTGGATATTCCAATAGGCAGCATACGATCATACTGTTCTCCCTCGAAGAAAAAGTTAATAGTAAACGAGGACGATGTGAATATCATAGATGATTCCATTGACACGAATAAATTGTTTATTGAGAAGAAGCTTCAAGAGAAATATGGGGTTATCCCCAAAGGAGTTATGCGGAATAACAATGGGAAGAAGAAAAATCCCAACAGTCCTCCTACTAGTGGATCAAAGGTGTCGCAAGCAAACCCATCCGTAAAGAAAAAGAAGGTAGCTGTTGTAGAGACTGCCCCAGCAGCACCGCCAGAACTAAGTGAGCAGGCAAAAGCATACAATGATTTCACTACTCGAAAGAATGCATTGATCTTAGAGAAGATGGAGAAGGAGATTAGGCGCATCGATATTGATATTGAAAAGAAGGAGGGGGATTTTATAAAGACAGCAGATGCGATTAAGTTGTTTGAGATTAAAAGTGCTGAATTTAACAAGGTATCTCTCACTTTGATAGAACGATTGGTTAAGAAGATTTGTGTGAGAGAAGAGGTATTGCGAAAGAACTCCGTTAAGTATGTTGCAATGGTTCCAGAGTTAGTCAATGAAATAAATAAATCTGTTCAAGTTAATATAGCAAGCGATAATGGGTAAGTTAGATGATTTGAGTGCAGCAATGTTCAGCGAAGTAGAGAAATTAAATGTAACTGAGTGGGCAGAAAAGTACAGAGTTCTTCCACCTGAGACATCGAGGATACATGGGCCAATGAACTATGGCATTACACCATACCTCAGGAAGATTGCAAATAGTATCATGCAAGAAAATCCAGCACAGATAATCTCAATCATGAAAGGTTCACAGTTAGGATTCTCTATTGGAGGGTTATTCTCTATGATGGGTTGGGCAATCTCCCAAGATCCTGGTAATATTTTGTTCATTACTGAAACGTTGAATAAGGTGAAAGAACAAATGCAGGGGCCAATCTCAGAGATGATAAACAATTCAGACTTGGTAGACTTGGTAGGTAATCATAACGTGCGGTTACAACGTGATGCAAAAGGATCAAGGAATACAAGGAATGGTGCATCTGGAGACACGAGTGATGGATTAAAATTTAAGGATGGAAAGTTGTACACTTGGTCTGGAAAGAACATTGGGAGTCTGTCAAGTTGGTCGATTAAGTATGGGATCTATGATGAGATCGAGAGATGGAAGGGACATTATAAGAATGCAGGGGACTTTATGACATTGGTCGAGCCAAGACATAAATCATTTGCAGATGAGATGAAGATGATCTTTGGCTCTACACCAGAAGTTGAACAGACATCCAATATCAAGCCACTGTATTTATTAGGCAACCAAGAGAAGTATCACATTCCATGTCCTCATTGTGGTGCGATGATAGATTTGGTATGGAATGTAAAGGTCGATGGTGAGGATGCAGGGATTGTGTACAAGCGAGATAAGAATGGAAAGTTTATTGATGGTTCAGCGGAGTATATATGTCAATTGTGTAGTGGCTCTTTCAAGGAGAAACATAAGTTTGAGATGTACGATGATGAGGAAATTGCATTTCGAAAAGGACAAAAGGGTGGTCAATACTCTCCTGTATGTGATTGGATACCTACAGCAGAAGCTTATAGCTGGAGATACCAGAGTTTTCAGATAAGTTCTCTCTATGCACCGTCTGGATTCTTCTCATGGAATAAGTATGCTAGTGAATGGTGTGAGATACATCCAATCAATGCACCTATTAAGATTGGGAGACTTCATGGTTTTATAAATCAGACCTTGGGTGATACGTGGGTGGAGAAGGTGAGAGAGATTACAAGTGACAGTTTGAGAACTAACCAACGTAACTATGCACCAGGGATTGTACCTGATATATTGTGCAAATCAGATGGTAATGGTGAAATTGTTCTTCTTACATGTGCGATTGACTTGAACGGAGTAATGGGTAATAATGATAAATTCGAAGATGACGATGTAAGATTGGATTATGAAGTTGTTGCTTGGTGCGAGTCTGGTGACGAGGATTACGTCACATCCTATTCAGTCGATCATGGATCTATAGGCACATTTGAGAGGAGTCGAGATAGAGAACGAAGATTGAAATCTAAAACCCCACGTGGAAAGAAGTGGACTTATCGACATGGTGCAAATAATAATGTTTGGGATGAATTTACTGAGAAAGTATTAAATAGAGAGTGGTTGCGTGAGTCTGGAATCAAGATGAAGATCTCAATATGTGGGGTTGATACAGGGAATTATACAAAATTTGCAAACAAGTATGTCTATAAGCACCTCCAATGTGTTGCATTGAAGGGGGATAAAGAGGAGGATTATACTAAGTTCGGTGTAGACAAGCTTTATGTAAAGAAAGGTACACAATCGAAGCTATATCGTGTCGAGAACAATAATATCAAAGACAAATTAGCAGATGAGATGGAACTTGGTTGGGATTTTGACAAAGGTGGAGAGCAGCCAAATGGATTTATGAATTTTCCATTATGCCAAGATGGGAAGTACACTAAGGCATATTTTAAAGAGTATGAAGGTGAGAAGAGAGACTTGAAAAAGGATTCTATTGGTAAGGTGATTGGAATGCGTTGGCAAAAGAAAGCTACCGATGCAGCACAGCATTTTTTCGATTGTCGTGTTTATAATATTGCAGTAAAGAAACTGGTCAAGCAACGAGTATGTGATAAGCAGAAAGTAGAAGTAGATTGGAAAAATCTTTGTACCATTGTATTGAAGAAAAAAGCAGTAGATTAATACTATCTTTGTATAAACTAAAACTTTAGAGAAATGGCTATAGAATATTACGATGCACCGTACACTTACATAAAGACGGCAGCTACATTGACAGGACAGATTCAGAAAATTGATGAAATTATTGGAGTACTATTAGACACTTTGCTTAAGGGAGCATTGACAGCAGACCTTGAAGAGTTGCAATTAAATGATGGGCAAACTATCATTAAGACTATTTACAGAAACCTTGACCAAATTAATAGTACAATAGATGGACTTACGTTGTACCGGAACAAGTTGGAGTTTAAAATTAAAGGAAGAGTTAAACGATTAAGAAACCACGGAAACATTATATAATTATGAACTGGAAATTTTGGGCAAAAGAAGCAGTCTCAGATACATGGACTGACAAGGCAAAAGCAGCAGCAATAATTCCTCAAAAGGAATCAACTTACTTTGGTGGTGAGTATGGTAATTACGATACAGGTTGGGATGCTGAGAAGAACCAAGGAGAAATGGGTGCGCCAAAGGTGTACGATATGTATTATGAAGCCATAACCGCAAGAGCATGGCAAATCTATGCTGATAGTGATATTGCTAAGTTATTGGTAAATGCCTATGTCGAATGGGTAATTGGTCCCGGACTTAACTTGCAAGCTCAACCTATTGAGACAATAATTACTTCTGAGGGATATTCTCTCAACACTGAGGATTTTGTGAAACATGCAGAAGCAAGATTTCGAACTCACGCAAAATCAAGTAATAGTTCTCACAGTAGACAAGGTAGTATGCATACAGTAGGGCGTGATGTTCTTAAGAATGCAATTATTGGTGGAGATTGTTTAGCAGTCTGGAGAACGAATAAGAATAATAATGTTACAGTCGAAGCTATTGACGGCAGACACATTAAGACTCCTACAGACCAAGATCTATTGATTAGAATAGATAAAAGAGGTAATACTATCATTCATGGTATAGAAAGGAATAAAGCCAAAGAACACGTTGCCTATTACGTAGATGAGGATAATGGTAAATATAAGAGGTACGAAGCTAGAGGGAAATCATCTGGTCGTTTACAGGCTGCGATGATCTACGGTGATAAGTACCGTATTGACGATGTGAGAGGTATTCCATTATTTGCATCTTCTATAGAGAAATTGGTTAAAATAGACAGGTATATCGAAGCTGTAGTATCTGGAACAGAAGAGAGAGCGAAAATGGCTTACTACTCAGTATCGAATCATTTTAGCGATGGTTCTGATCCACTTACCGATGGTGTTGCAAATGGGTATAGTGTTCAAGATGGAGAAGAACGTGTTGCACCTACTATTGATGAGGCGCAAAGAGAGGTATTTAAGACGACTAATAAGTTATTCGCTATAATGCCAGTCGGTACAGACTTGAAGACATTGGAAAGTACCATTGAGCTTAAAGCAGGCCCATTCATCAAAGATATGTTACTATATGTTGCAGCAAGTATGGGTATTCCTTACGAAGTTGCAGTAATGATGTATGAAAATTCATTCTCAGCTTCACGTATGGCTTCACAGACATGGATGCAAATTATCAAGAACACACGTAAATTGTTCAATCCTGTATTTTATCAACCAGCTTATAACATTCAGTTGGAGATGGATATTCTTAACGGTAAGGTCAAAGCAGATGGTTATTTGCAAGCAATCTTGGATGATAACGAATTGTTAGTGTTGGCATATCAAGAGGCTCAATTTACAGGTCATGGTGTACCACAAGCCGATCCTACTAAAGAGGTGAAAGCCGTTGTGTTAATGTTGCAGAATAACTTAATATCTCACGATCAAGCTGCGGAATTATTAGCAGGAGGTGATTTCTTAGCAACAATTAAGCGACTTGGTATTGAGTATGAGAAAATCATGGAGTATATTCCAGAAGAGTATCAACGACCACCAAATGCAGAAACTGACAGTGCTGAGTTGGGAACGGAACCGAAAGCACCGAATCCAACGAAGTAGTTCTTTAAACCAAATATATCTAAAGGGTATCGTCAAACACGATACCCTTTTTTTTGTGGCTTATTATTTGCTCAATGCTAAAATAGTTGTATGTTTGCATAAATAAAACATCTAAAAGGTATGCAGATAGGAAAGTCAATAAAGTATTTGAGAATAAAAAAAGAGATTCTACAAAAGGACTTCGCTGAATTAGCTGAAATGTCTCCCACTCATTTAAGTCAAATTGAGCATGGTCACAAAAAGCCAAGTTTAGCATCATTAGAATCAATGGCAATAGCGTTTGACATCCCTCTTCCAGTACTATTATGGTTCAGCGTAGAAGAGTCAGACGTGAAAGAATCAAATAAGGAGTCATTCCGAGCACTAAAGACTACCATTGATTCAATGATTGGGCAAGTGTTTTTAAAGGAATAATTTGATAGTATAAACTTAAATATAAGGGAATAATGAGCGAAACCACCAGAGAAGATATATTAAATGGCGTAGAAGTAATACAAGACTATTGCGATGCTAACAATGTCGGACTGAATGAAGAACGACTAGAATGCAGGGAAATGATTACAGACATGATTATGAAAATGCAAGCGAATGGAGATATTAAAGACCACGGCAAAGCATTACCTATACCTGATGTTGTGCAACTGTTGCGAAAGTACAACGGATTTTTAAGTGCAAATTACCATAACGCAACCTATGATAACTCTGATATAACCGAGTTTTTATCAGAGCAATAGTGTACAACG